ATGGAAAGAAATGAAGTGCGTGACTGGCATCGCATTGACATTGTCGCCGAGCTTCACAAGCGCGGCGTGACAATGCGCAGCCTTTCCACCAGCGCCGGGTTAAGCCCCGACACGCTGAAAAATGCGCTGGCTCGTTCATATCCTAAAGGTGAGCGCATCATAGCGAGTGCTCTCAATCTGGAACCCTCTTCAATCTGGCCAAGCCGATACAACAAGGATTTGTGATCATGTTTGTCACTGTGAATGAATTAGTCGGCCTTCCCGGCTTGCCCGGCACTCAACAGGGTATTCGCGGGATGATGAACAAGCGGACGGCTGATGCGCCTGCTCTCGTGCGCAAGCGTCAGGGTACAAAGGCTTTCGAATATCACATTGACTGCCTGCCTGACACTGCTCAGAAAGCGCTACGTGCTCGCCAGATAAAAGAACTGATGAACGGTTCACCGAAAGAGCAACCTGTCGCTACGGCTACTGCATCGGCTACGCCACGCGTCAAAGGTGCCGAGGAAAGCAAAATCGCGGTGTACCGCAAATGCCCGGCTCTGATGGAGCAGAAGCTGAACGGTCTGACAGCAGCACAGCGCCAGACTGCTGACGCGCGTATGGCGCTGGTCGTTGAAGTGCTGCGCCTCGGTGAACTGCCGGGATACAGCCGGGCAAAAGCTATTCGCGAGATTGTGCGTCAGGCTCAGAGTGGTGAACTACCTGAGCGGCTGGCCGCTGCCGTCTCAATGGCGAACGCCAAAAAAGGTGCGTCACGGTCGCTGAGTGAAATATCACTCAAGCGCTGGGTGGCGGATTTTAATAAGACCCGCTCCGCAGCTGAACGTCTTCTTTTGCTTGCACCGGGCAAACGTCAGGTTGTTAAGCCTGAAGAAATCAGATGGTTGCCCGAGTTCCTGAGCTTTTATCGTCGGCCTGACGGGCGCGGTATTCAGGAGGCATACGATGATTTTGCTGCTGAATGGGCTGAGCGTTATCAGGATGATGCCCTGATGGCCGCAGCAATCCCTTCTTACGATCAGGTGTGTTATGCCATGAATAAATTACCGGTAGTGGTTAAACAGAAAGGCCGTATCACCGGAAGCGAGTTCCGCCAGTATGAAGGCTTTGTCCGCCGTGACTGGGAGTCACTTCCGGTTAATTACGTCTGGATTGGTGACGGCCACGGCATGAAGATGAAAGTCGCCCATCCTGACCACGGCAACCCGTTCTCGCCGGAGGTGACGTTTATCCTGGATGGTAGCTGCCGTTATATTGTCGGCTGGAGTCTGGCGCTGTCTGAAAGTGTGATAGCCGTTGCCGACGCCCTGCGCCACGGCATCAAAAACCATGGCAAGCCGTTCCTGTACTATTCCGATAACGGTGGTGGTGAGACCAACAATACCTTCGATGCGGAGCTGACCGGTATTCTGCCCCGCCTCGGTATCGATCACCGGCTGGGAATCCCTGAAAACCCGCAGGGGCGAGGTATTATCGAACGTCTCAACCGTTCTCTGGCCATGCGTATTTCGCGCCAGTTCGCCACCTACTACGGCACTGGCGCAGACCGCAGCACCGTTCGCCGCATGACAAAAGCGCTGCAGTCGGCGACGAATGCAGCGAATAAAGGGAAAGAGCTGACGGCAAAACAGCAGCAGACCCTGCGTGATCTGCCCTCATGGGAATCACTCATTGAGCACATTGAGGCCGGTGTGGAGTGGTACAACAACCGCCCGCATGAGTCTCTGCCGCTTCGTGGTGATGGTGAGCACTTCACTCCGGCGCAGTTCCGCCGCTATAAGCTGGAGAAAGAAGCGACAGAAATTGAGTGGCTGTCGGAGCTGGAGCTGCGCGAGATGTTCATGCCGCAGATAGAGCGTACCGTCAACCGCTGTGAGGTCCGTTTATTCAATAACCTGTATTACTCCGCTGAGCTGAATAACGAGCACGGTAATAAAGTGCTGGTTAATTACGATATTCACGACGCAACAAAGGTTGTAATTCGTCGTCTGGATGGTTCCTTTATTTGTGAAGCTGTCTGGGATGGTAATAAACAGCAGGCATTCCCGGTCACTGCTGAATATCACCAACGCCAGCAACGCATCAAAGGGATGCGCCAGCGTGGCGAGGAGAAAGTCCGTCTGGCCGAGGCTGAGAACGTCCACACCCTGCCAGCTCCGGCAGAGCAGGAATGGCTGCATGGCAACGTCTATCGCCCCACGCGCGGTACGACACCGGTGGCGCTGGCGGAAGTGGAGGATGCGGAATACAGCGAGGATGAATATCTGAATAACTCGCTGGATATTCTGGAATCAAATAAGCGTAAAAACGCGATTTAAAACCATTTAAATACCCTTCAAATAATGGAGTGAATTATGTCTGAGGTGAATATTCCCGATATTCGCGAGGTTCTGCGCAACCTTGTCGATGGTAACCGCTTTACTTTTGCTCAGGTTGCCCGTGAAACCGGCTTATCAACCGGTGTGGTCAGTGGCTTCATGAACAACAAATATGCCGGTGATAACGACCGCGTCGAGAAAGCCCTGCAGCGCTGGGTCAATAAACAGCATTCTGCTGCAGAACTGCCGGAGCCGCCGCGCTTTATTGAGACCCCAACCGTTAAACAAATATGGACAGCCTTCCGCTATGCGCACCTGACGGAGTGCATCGGCGTGGTTTGCGGTAACCCCGGTGTCGGCAAGTCAGAAGCCGCCCGCGAATATCGCCGCAGTAACGATAACGTCTGGATGATAACCATCACCCCTTCATGTGCAAGTGTACTGGAGTGCCTGACCGAGCTGGCCTATGAGCTGGGGATGAATGATGCACCTCGCCGTAAGGGACCGCTGGCCCGCGCACTGCGCCGCCGTCTCGATGGCACTCAGGGTCTTGTCATCATTGATGAAGCTGACCATCTGGGTGCTGAAACGCTCGAAGAGCTGCGTCTGCTGCAGGAGGCCACCCGCGTCGGACTGGTGCTGATGGGTAACCACCGCGTCTACAGCAACATGACCGGCGGCAATCGCACCGTCGAGTTCGCCCGCCTGTTCTCACGTATTGCCAAGCGCGTGGCGATCAACAAGACCAAAAAGGCCGATGTGGCCGCGATTGCCGACGCCTGGCATATCACAGGTGAAAAAGAACGCGATTTGCTCCAGCAGATCGCACAGAAGCCCGGCGCACTGCGTATCCTTAGCCACTCCCTGCGTCTGGCGGCGATGACGGCTCACGGCGCGGGTGAAGCTGTCAGCGAAAGCTACATTCGCAAGGCACTGCGTGATCTGGATCTTGATGTTGATGTTTCAACGTTACTGAGGGGTTAACACCATGATTACTGAACGTATTGCTGAACATGTTGGTATGGCCACCGCTGCGCAGGCATGGCTGCAGGCGCGCGGTAGTCGTGTTACGGAGATGCGGGTGTGGATGCGCCGCCCGTGTCTGGAAATCACCTGTCCGCCGACTGAACTGGTGAACAGGGCTAATCATCTGATTGAACGCTGCCCCACCGGGACCCGTTCCGTGTGGATGGCCACCCTTGAAGGCTGTCATGTTATCTGGAGGTAAGTATGGAAAAGCGCCGTATGTGGACTAAACAGGAAATTCAGTTCGTTCGTGAAAATGCCGGAAAGCTAACGTCACAGCAGATTGCTGACAGGCTTAACCGCACCCGTCAGGCTATTCAGTCTCAGGCTAACCGCTGGGGCCTGTCGGTTCTTGTTCAACCAGCAGACGCGCATGATGCTTATCTTTGTCGCGAGCTTTATAAAGAGGGTCTGACCATTCCGGTTATTGCCGAAAAGATGGAATTAAGTCGTCGGGTTGTTTCGAATATTGTTTTTTCAGAATGCTATTAATTCAGCGAGGCTTTGATGAATACTTTAAATACCATCCCGGAAGGTTACCGGATTAACGCTCAGGGGCATTTAGTTCCTGAATCACAGATTAAACCACTGGATAAACTGCGTGATGAAATGGTGCTCGGCATCATTGAGGCGGCTCGTCTGCAGCGTCAGTCTCTGGTCGAGTTCAAGCTCGGCTCTATGGCGAAAATCGGTGACTTTATCGACCTTTCAGCAGCGGAGTACGGCGTGGAGTATGGCGGTGCCAAAGGCAATGTCACACTGGCCAGCTTTGATGGCCGTTATAAACTGGTTCGCGCCGTAGGCGAGCATCGCATCTTTGATGAGCGCATTCAGGCAGCGAAAAAGCTGATTGATGACTGCATTCATGAATGGTCTGCCGGAGCTAATGAAAAGATTATGGCGATGGTCGATCATGCCTTCCGCGTCAATAAACAGGGCCGGATTGATATCAATCAGGTTCTGGGGCTACGCTCACTGAATATTGACGATGCCAAATGGAATGAGGCGATGGACGCTGTGGCCGATGCTATCCAGGTCACGGGAACCAGCCAGTATCTGCGTTTATATGAGCGTCAGGACGATGGCACTTATAAGCAGATATCGCTGGATTTAGCCAAACTCTGAATATTCGTTAATTAACTTTGTTTAATTTCCGGCGTCAGCGCCGTGGGGTTGCTCACGCCGAAAATCAGTAAGGACATATTATGAACCCGAAAACGAAAGGTATTTTTGAGGCGGCATTCGCTAAATGGGGCTTCGATTCTCAGGTGCTGGTACTGGCTGAAGAAGCCAGCGAATTATCGGCTTCCTGCGTCCGTTTTATTAATCACAAAACCGGCAGCGACAAACTGGCTGAAGAAGCGGCGGACGTCGAGATCATGATTGAACAGCTGCGACACAACGGGATGGGCCCGATGATTGACCATGAAAAGAATCGCAAGATGGCGCGTCTGGCACAGATTGTTGGCGTGGAATCACAGCCTGTCAGCCCCTTTGGTCCGTCCGTTCAGGGCCTGCTGGAAGAGGCCAGCGAGCAAATGGGTCTGGCTGAAACCCTCTATCGCGACCCTAAAACCAGCAACCGCTATGCTGCTGCCCGCGCCCGTATGGCAGTCAGTCTGCTGATGCAGGCGGCTCAGAAGATGATCCGCGAACAGCAGTATGCCGAACGTATGCGGGCGGAGGATAAAGCTCATGATTAATTTAGAGCAAATTAAAGCTGATATTGCGGCCCGTAAGGCGATGCCAGCTTGGGGGAAAAATACTTCCATCGAGCGCATTAAAACCATTAATGCAACGCTTCCCAGCTTTTCGCTGAAAACGGTTGAGGCTCTGGTGGATATGCTGGAGAAAACCCAGCGAGCTAATGCAGCTCAGGACGATCATATAAACCAGCAACAGAACCGAATCGACCAACTGGAGAATAAAAACGGCGAGCTGGGGCGCAGACTGTATCAGTATTCGATGGAACCGGGGGAGGCAGAGCGGCGCATCGCCGAGCTGGAGTCCCGCACCGTGAAGCTGCCACCAAAAATTGAGCGCGACTATGTTGATGGCTGGTTTTCGTACAAGGGTGGTCTCGTCGGTGGCGGCGCGGCTGAGTGGTACAACAAGGCACTGGATGATGTCGGTTCAGAACTAACCGCCGCTGGCATCAAGTGGGAGGCTGGTACTTTTCGGGAAAACGAGAATTCGTCAACCGCATCTTTTCGGGAAATATCGGAAACGTCAACTAAAGGCGGTAACCAATGACACGCTCAAACGCAATCCAGATTATCCATATCGCCAAAAATCAGCTGGCGCTTGATGATGACACTTACCGCTCCCTGCTGGGGGCGGTAGTTCCCGGCAAGTCGAGCTGTCGTGAGATGACCATCATCGAGCTGCAGGATGTTATTCAGGCGCTAGAGGCTAAGGGGTTCAAAAGCAAACCTCAGCGCCGCTCTAAGCGCCGCATGTCTGCCCCGTCAGATGTGAGCCTGAAAATCCGCGCAATATGGAAAACGATGTTTAAAGAGGGTTTTATCCGGGACGGTAGCGATATTGCGCTCGACCATTTTGTCCAGCGCCAGACCCGTATCCGTAATGGCGGCGCTGGCGTCTCCAGCCTGGAATGGTTACGCGGTGATGCCGAAGCGAATTTCCTTGAGAGCCTGAAGCAATGGCACATCAGGGCGATGAGAGAGGCTATGTTAGCGCACCGCGTCCGACTCCCTGAAAACCCGGTCACCGGCGAGGAAAGCCGGGACTATGACACAATCTGCAGCGCTTACGCTGACGCAGCCAGAAGGTGGATAAAATGAGTGGCGATCTCTTTGGTGACGTGCAGGACGACAGCATTCTGGACCATATTGATGATGAGATGGAGAGTTCCCGCTTTCCCTCGTTGCTGGCTGAACTGAACGCGTTATTGCGTAAGGAACTTGAGCGCTTTGGATATGACCCGCGCCATTCCATTGAGCTGGTCGCCGCCATCAGCAGTAAAATCGGCGGGATGCAGATTTACTTTCCTCGCGGTCAGGTACTTGAGCAACTCGTCAGGGATATGCGTATCTGGCGTGATTTTCAGGGTAACAACATTCCGGAACTGGTTGAACGCTACCAGGTGACCTACAAAACGGTGTATAAAGCTATAAAGCGAATGCGACTGCTTGAGCAACGAAAGTATCAACTGGACTTATTTGGCAAGGACTGACATATGAAATTCTCAAACATTTTAATTCTTGCAGTTATTTTGGGTGGTGGATACACATACCTTTTCCCGAAAGATAAAACACCAACCATAAATGAAAAACTCATTAGCCAATTTGATAAACATGATGTTATCAACAGTAGCGAGTGGGGGAAAGGCAACGTCATTGATGGAGTTCAAATCTATTCTGTTCGCAAGAATTACTCAGTATTCCAGAGTATCTGGAGCTTAGGGAGTGGTGAGGCAGGCGTGATGGTTTTAACTGAAGGAAAGGATCCAAAAATTGAGGCAGCCTTCGCTTTAAGTCAGTGCAATCAACTGGCCAGCGCGGTAATAGACGCAAAAACCGCCGCTACTTCTGATGCCGTATTTTCTGTTTTTCAAAAAGCGCTAAGCGCTGAAAAAGATGATAAAGGAGTATTGCGTGCTACTGGAGAAGTTGGTGGAAAATCATATGATGTATCTGCTCGCGTTATCGACTCCGTTCTAACATTTAGTTGTGGAATAAAAACAACATAATTAAATCCATTAAATGAAGCCGGTAAATCCGGCTTTTTTTTATGCCTGCAGCAAACTGGGATAAGTCAGATTGACTTAATCCCAGAGGTGCAGGAATGACAACAACATCATTTTCCCCCGCTTTTTTACACGCCCTCGCTTTCGTTCTCTCCCGCGAAGGTGGTTATGTTAATGACCCCACCGACAAAGGCGGCGAAACCAAATACGGCATTTCCGACAAGCGCGATGGTCTTGCCGATGGCAAAGCCGACGTCGATGGCGACGGCAAACCCGATACCCGAATTAAGGACCTGACTGAAGAACAGGCCGGGCAGATTTATTTCCGCGATTACTGGTATCCGGCTTATTGCACTGACTGGCCAGACGGTATCTCACTTTTTGTCTTTGATTCCTCCGTGCAGCATGGTGCTAAAAAAGCGATCCAGCTCCTGCAGGATGCAGTCGGCGTCACCGCTGATGGCATTGTCGGCCCCAAAACCACCAGAGCCGTCATTGGTGCAGACGCTGAATGGCTCCTGACCCGCTGCTTCCTACGCCGTTCCCGCTATTACGCCGAGATCATCAAAGCCAATGCTTCACAGGGTAAATACCTCAATGGCTGGTTTAACCGCCTCGATGAACTGGCGAACGCCTGTCAGGAGGTCATTGGCGGTCAGGTCTCGGTTGCCCGGAGCTGAGCATGGGTAAAGGCTGGGATTCATCGTTACGCGCGGGGCGGCGCGACCGCCTCCGTCAGGAGGTGCTTCACCGGGTTGCCGGTGGCCCTCCGCCCGTTCCTCAGGACTACACAGGCTGTGACGGCACTCATGCCAGTTATTACCGCAAAGGCTGGGACTCTGTCGATACAAGAGACATCGTCTGGCAGTGCCAGCGATACAAGGAAAAACATCATGTTTAAATCGTTGAATACTGACTGGCTGAAGCTGGCATTACTCCGGGTATTTCAGTCCGGCTGGACAGTGGTGATTGTGGTGGGATTGTCGCTGCTGTTCTGCAGCTTCACTGGCCGTCAGGCGTTTATTGTCTGGTGGCTGACTTTCGCCGGGGTGCTGTTAATTGGTGCGAGCGTATGGCTCGGCAATCTGCCTTACCGTCTGCTGCAGCCGGGTAATTCTGCTCGCCGGTGGTCAGGTGCGTTGTCCTGGATAATCTGGGGAGCTGGTTGCCTGTTGCTGGCCGTCGCTCCCGCGAATGCAAAAGACCCGTGGGTCCTGCTGTTTAATCCGCTGGCTGGGCTGACCGCATTCCTTCTCTTGTTATGGGCTTCACATAAGGAGCCGCTCAAATGGATCCGATAACCCTTTCCACAGTGGCCTCCGTTCTGCTCAAAGCCGGGCCTTTTCTGGTCCGCACTGTCGGTGGCTGGTTCGGTGGCGACAGTGCCACGGCAAAAGCGGCGGACTCGGTGGCCAGTATTGTCGAGACCGTCAACGGTGCCATCAATCCTGCTGACCAGCAGCGTGTGCTGGAGCAGAAGCTGGCGCAGCTCCCGCCTGAGCAACTCGTCCAGCTTGAAACCTTAAAGGTACAGCTGCAGCAGTTCCAGCTGGAGCGGGACAAGGCGCAGATGGCAGATCAGCAGGCTGCACACCACGAACAGCAGGAAACCATCCGCAACGGCGACAACGCTACTGACGAATATGTCCGCCAGACCCGCCCGCTGATGGCCCGTCTCTCCCTCTACAGCAGCATCGCTTACGTGATGGTGATGTCACTGGGTCAGCAGGCTGGTGCAGTGGCAGGGGCTTTCGGCCATGCGTTTTCCATGCCCGCACCCGACTGGGATATTTCGCTGATGCTGGCAACGCCTGCGCTCGGCTATCTGGGTTTCAGAACGCTGGACGGGTTCGCCCGCTACAGCAAATCCAGCAAACACAAGGTCATGGTGGGTAAATGACTAAAGCGTTTGATCGCGCCAGCGACCTTGAAATGGAAGAACGGGAACGGCTCTTAAACCAGCATTTAAAGCGCGTTAAAGAGCTGCCGGATGAGTACGGGTTCTGTAACGACTGCGGCGCAGCGATTCCGGCGAAGCGACTTAGGGTGCTGCCGTACGCAGCGACCTGCTTCACCTGTCAGGCCATCAGAGAACATAAGGGGAAGCATGGGCTGGGAAATCATTAAGGGTAACTGGGCGATCATCTGGGCGCTGTTTATGTCCGCCGTGAACGTTATCCAGCTCCTGCTGGCCAAAACCTACGTCAAACGCGAGGAGCTGGAGCTGATGCGTACTCGACTGCAGGGCATTGAGAATACCATCGCGGGGCTACCGAGCCAGAAAGACCTTCACCAGCTGCAGCTGGAGATGAGCAACCTGCGGGGCGATTTGCGTGAACTAGGCCCGGCGATTCGCCAGGTAAAACACGTCAGCGATCTGCTTCTGGAAAACGAGCTGAAGGAAAAATAAGAGGTGACTATGCGTGACATTCTCGACCAGGACCAGCGCCTGGTTATTCTGCGATCCCTTGTCGAATGCGGCGACAGTGCCAACGAGTCGATTCTGCAGACCTGCCTGCAGACGTATGGACATCGAGTTTCCCGCGATACGGTGCGCACGCATCTGGCGTGGCTGCGTGAGCAGGGTCTGGTCAGTCTGACGGATGTTTCCGGCTGTTATGTGGCGGAAATCACTGGTCGCGGTGATGACGTTACCAGCGGTCTGGCCACGGTTCCGGGGGTGAAAAAGCCCCGCGCGAGGGGATAATGATGGCTAAAACTAAACCTTATACCGAAGCACAGCGGCGTATTTTTTATCAACTGGCCGCAGTGATGGTTTGCTCAGAGATTGAGTCTCAAGTTATCGCGCCACTCAGCGAGAAAGAGACTGGAAAACCTTATGACCGCAGCTCCCCGGATAGCTTTACCAACACGTTTCTGAACAAAAATCCGGAGTTCAAACGGGCATTCGAAACACTGGGCCGGGCCATCGCCAGAGAGCGGAAAAATCAGCTTCAGATGGCAAAGGCAGCAAGGAGCAAACATGGCAGTTGAGAAAACGACCCGTGGTCGCCCCTCAAAAATAGACCTGCTACCGGATGGTGTACGCGATCAACTGCACCAGATGCTGCGTGAGAAACGTCATACCCAGGAAGAAATCCGCGAAGCGATTAATGAGCTTATCGACAGCCACAACCTGCCGGAGGACATGAAGCTCAGCCGCACGGGCCTGAACCGCTACGCCAGCCGTATGGAAGAGTTCGGAGCCAAAATTCGCGCCTCCCGCGAAATGGCCGAAATCTGGGCCGCTAAGCTGGGTTCTGCGCCGACGTCTGACGTCGGCAAATTGTTGATGGAGTTTGTGAAAACGCTGGCGTTTGAAACTTCCATGTCAATGGCCGAAAGCGGTAAGACTGTCGAACCGAAAGCCCTCGGCCAGCTGGCGCTGGTTGCTCAGCGTCTGGAAGCTGCAGCGATGGCCAGCCACAAGCGCGAGAAAGAAATCCGCCAGGCCTTCGCCGAAGAAGCCGCCGCGCAGGCGGAGAAAATCACCAAAAGCGCCGGACTGTCTGCGGAAACTGCCGCTGATATCCGTCGCCAGATTCTGGGGATCGCATGATGGCCGGACCATTGTCAGCGCAGGAGCAGTTACGTAGTCAGTCCGCCAGCGCCATTCTGGCGGGAGAGTTCGACGCGGATCAGGTGCTGCTGCCTTATCAGCGCCGCTGGATTGCGGATACGTCCCAGCTCAAGATTGCCGAGAAATCCCGTCGTACCGGCCTGACGTGGGCGGAAGCCGCCGAGGCGGCGCTCAGTGGGTCAATGTCACCGGAAGCCGGAGGAACCGACACCTTCTATGTCGGCACCACCAAAGACATGGCGCGTGAGTTTATTGACGCCTGCGCCATGTGGGCGAAGGCATATAATCTCGCGGCCTCCGCGATTGGCGAGGAAGCGCTGGAGGATGACGACAAGGACATACTGGTTTACGTCATCAACTTTGCCAGCGGCTTCAAAATCAAGGCGCTGTCGTCAAACCCCTCTAACCTGCGCGGTATGCAGGGTAACGTCATCATTGACGAAGCGGCATTCCAGAAAGACCTCGCTGCCGTGCTGAAAGCGGCGCTGGCGCTCACCATGTGGGGGTCTAAGGTCCGTTTGATCTCCACCCATAACGGCATTGAAAACCTGTTCAATACCATCATCACTGACAGCCGCGCGGGCAAAAAACGGTACTCCGTTCACCGTATTGATATCGAGCTGGCCATCAGCGAAGGGCTGTATCGTCGTATCTGTCAGGTGACGAAAAAGCCGTGGTCACCGGAAGCCGAGGCGGAGTGGCTGGCGAACCTGCTGAGCGATACCGCCACCGAAGAAGACGCCCGCGAGGAATACTACTGTGAGCCTAAGAACGGCGGCGGCACCTATCTGGCCCGCTCCATTCGTGAACGTGCTGCGCGGGGCCCCGGTCCCGTTCTGCGCTTCACCGGTACGGCTGAGTTCAATGCCATGCCGGAAATCATTCGGGCACTGGATATGCAGGAGTGGCTGGATAAGGAGGTGCTGCCCGTGCTGAACACGCTCCCGCAGAACCTCCGCCACTGCCTCGGCGAGGACTTTGCCCGGTCGGGCCACCTGACCGTTTTTGCGCCGATGACCGTCAACGATGACACCACACGCACCGTGCCGTTTCTGGTCGAGCTGGCCAACGTTCCCTACAAACAGCAGGAGCAGGCGTTGTTCTTTATCTGTGACCGGCTACCGCGCCGCGATGGTATCAAGCTTGATGGTCGGGGGAACGGTAACTATCTGGCCGAACAGGCGGCGGAGAAGTATGGCGCTGAGGTGGAGGTGGTCATGCCGTCCGTCGCTCATTACCGCGAGAACATGCCGCGCTTTAAGGCGGCGTTTGAGGATGATGAACTGGTCCTGCCGAAGCATGAGGACGTCATCAGCGACCTCGGGCAGATTGTCGTTCAGCGCGGGGTACCTGGAATTGATGACCGGGAAAACACCGGCAGCGATGGCCACAAGCGTCACGGCGACAGCGCGTATGCGATCTTCCTTGCCTTTCTCGCCAGTAAAGAGGACTGCCAGCGCTACGAACTGCACCGGCTTAACACTCCCCAACAGCAGCGCAACCGCGACAGTCACCGTCAGTTGCGCATCACCCGTGGTCTTAAAAATCAGCGAGGACTGCTCTGATGTTAAAAAAACTTACCGGGGCCATCCGCAGCCTGTTGAGTCCCTCAACGGGTGAGCCGGTCACCGTCAGTGAATCGGATATGAAACAAGCAGAGGCCCGGGCCGGGAGCGTCAGTATCAGGCGCCCCTCTCCGGGCATCAGCGTGGCGAGTACTTTATCCCCGGCCAGACTGGCCGGGGTGTTACGTAATGTGGCGGAAGGTAATGCCAGCGACTACTTTATCCTCGCCGAAGAGATGGAAGAACGTGACCTGCACTATTCCAGTGTATTACGTACCCGCAAGCTGACCGTCGCCGGTATTCCTCCGGCAGTGGAAGCCGCAAGCGATGATGAGCATGATGTGATGCTGGCTGATGCCGTACGCGATCTGATTGAACAACCGCAGATACCTGAGCTGCTGTTTGACCTGCTTGACGGACTCGGCAAAGGCGTGGGGGTCTGCGAAATTCTCTGGGACACCCGCGATGGCTGGAAACCCCGCGACTATGAATGGGTTGACCCGCGTTTCCTCAAACCTGACCGCGAGACCCAGCGCCAGTTTCGTCTGCTGACCGATGAACAGCCGGTCGATGGTATCCCGCTGACGCCGGGTAAGTATGTTATCCATTATCCCCGCCTCAAGTCCGGTCTGCCCCTGCGTAATGGTCTGGCCCGTCTGGTGGCGGTGATGTATATGCTTAAGTCCTTTACCGTCCGCGACTGGTGGGCGTTTGCCGAGAAGTTTGGTATTCCCATCGTCGTCGGAAAATACGGGAATAATGCCAGCCCTGAGCAGATTAAGACCCTCATCGATGCTATCGCTTCCATCGCCTCTGATGCCGGGTGTGCCATCCCACAATCCATGCAGCTTGAGATGCAGGAAACCGCCAGCCGCAACAACGGGGGCGCACTCTTCAAAGGGATGGCGGAATGGTGCGACGCCCAGACCAGCAAGGCCGTCCTGGGTCAGACCATGACAACTGATAACGGCAGCTCCCGGTCTCAGGCCGATGTGCATGACCGGGTGCGCATGGATATCGCCCGCTGGGATGCCCGCCAGCTGGAAAACACCATCAATGAGTTTCTGGTCCGCCCGTTTATTCAGTTCAACTACGGTCCGCAGGAAAAGTACCCGCGTGTGAAGCTGGCTATCAGCGAGCCAGAGGACCTCAAGGCGTTTGTCGATGCGCTTATCCCCCTGGTTGATCGTGGTCTGCGGGTGCAGGAATCCGAGGTCCGGGACAAGTTCGGTCTGGCTGAGCCGGAGAACGGCGCGGCGGTACTCTCGCCGTCCAACAGCTTCTCTGCCTTCAGCCCGGCACCGGCACTCAACCGCGAGCGGCTGGCGCTGAACCGTGAGCAGGACGATGAGATTGACGTGATGGCCAGCGAGGCGCTGAAGGACTGGGAGCAGACCGGCGACGCGTTCACCAGTCCGGTGCTGCAGCTGGCGCAGGAAGCCGGGAGTTTTGAGGAGTTTCTGGCGCGTCTGCCGGACCTGCAGAAGACGCTTGAGCCAGCCGCGTTCGTCGAGCAACTGGCGATGCTGAGCTTTAAGGCCCGAGCACTGGGAGATGCGAACGATGGCTAAGGCTCCCGATATTATCCCCAAAGAGGCACTGGCCTGGCTGAAGTCCAAAAAGCTGACACCGGGCTTCGATTACCGTGATGTGTGGAAACAGGAGCACAGCATCGGTTTTACCGTGGCGAAGATGACGCAGCTCGACCTGCTCTCTGACGTCAAAGCACTGGTTGATGAGGCAATGGCCAGCGGCCAGTCGTTCGCTGAGTTCCGCGAGGTGCTGAAACCCCTGCTGGTGAAGCGTGGATGGTGGGGACAGCAGATGATGGATGACCCGCTGACAGGTGAGACAAAGCCGGTGCAGCTAGGCAGCGATCGTCGTCTGCGCACTATCTATGATACCAACATGCGCACCGCCCGCAGCGCCGGGCAATGGGAACGCATTGAGCGCACCAAACGCGCGATGCCGTATCTGCTCTACACGCTGGGCCCATCACGCGAGCACCGCGCCGAGCACCTGAAATGGGCGGACCTCTGTCTGCCCGTTGACGACCCGTTCTGGCAGACGCATATCGGCCCCAACGGCTGGGGGTGCAAATGCGGGGTCCGTCAGGTCAGTAAATACGAGTACGATCAGCTGCAGAAAAATGGCGTACCGCGCAACGTGCAGCAGCTCGATGACAACGGTCAGCCGACTGGGCACATTATCCGCCAGACCGTCCCGGTCCGCACCGAAGCGCCGCCCGTCAAACGGGTGAAGTGGGTTAACAAGCGCACCGGCGAAGAGGAGATGGTGCCGGAGGGAATTGATCCGGGCTGGGACTACAACCCCGGCACCCGGCGTCAGGCAGAGCTTGAGCGCCAGCTGGCGGCGAAACAAAACGCCTTCGACACTGATAATTAAGCGAGGCGGTAACCCGCCTCAAACGCCCTCAGAGACTTTATCGGCATTTGTGGTACGATGATTCTCTGAAAAATACTTAAACGCGCCACGGCGTTTTTGAACGGGGTTTGAACGGGGGATTACATTATGGATGCAAGCTACGGGGTTAGAATAGAATCAATACTAGAGTTCACTGGTCCTCTTGTTGAGTGTTATCGATATGAGATTTTTCGCAACCAGGAAGGCCTTTTTGGATTTAGACTCTATTCTCTTAAGCTTGTTGATGGCTTTAAAGATACGCATCGTCAAGGAAACTTTGAGACACTCAAAGTGAAAACATGGGTTTTGATTGATACATATAGTTGCGGGGATGAGAGCGATATTTCAGATGCTGAAGAATTTGTCCGTCAATATCATCATCAGAATAAAGACACGATCCGTAGTTTATTAGCTCCTATCTAAAGCAGCCGTTTTCCCTCTTTAAGCAGGGAAAGCGGTTAATCCACTTCCTTCCTTTATATAGCCGACACTGTCCGTCAGTTACCTTTAACGACGGACAGCACCATGCCAAAGCCTGCAACACAACTTGAATTTCTGGCCCTGTGCTTCGAGCTTCCCGAACTGTCGGATGCCAGCACGCCGCTGCCGGAATGGTTGCCGATGATCCCTGCGGGCACATTCACTGGCCGGGATGGCCGTACGTGGGTAAACGACAATCCGCAGGCCATCATTGCCACGTCCTTTCGTTACCCGACGTTGCCGTTTGATGCCGAACATTCCACCGAGCTGCTTGGGCCTAAAGGCGAAGAAGCTCCGGCTTATGCCTGGATTGATGCCATGCGCGTCAACGCCGACGGCAGCATTGACGGTCATATCGAGTGGACGCCTGACGGCGAAGCGCTCGTTCGCGGTAAGAAGTACCGCTATTACAGCCCGGCTTTCCGTCATTTCCCTACCGGTCAGGTCTCGCATCTTTCCAGCGTCGGCCTGACCAACAAACCCAACCTGTATTTACCCGCTCTTAACTCGGAGAACACCATGCCTTTACCTGTGCAGATTGCCACGGCACTGGGGCTGGCTGAGACCGCGTCGGTTGACGATGCCGTATCAGCGATCCAGACCATCAAGAACAGCGAACAGACCGCGCTGAACCGTGCTCAGAACCCGGACCTGTCAAAGTTCATCCCGCAGGAGACCTATCAACTGGCGCTGAACCGCGCTCAGACAGCGGAAGATCGCCTGAAGACGCTGGATGAGAAAACGGCTACCGCGCTGGTTGACGATGCCGTAACCGCCGGGAAAGTCGCGCCCGCTAACCGCGATATGTATCTGGCCCTTTGCCGCAGTGAAGAAGGCCGTCAGCAGTTTGCCGAGTTCGTGAAAACTGCGCAGCCGCTGGTCAATCAGGACCCGTCCAAAGGTAAAGAGAACAAGGGGCAGCAGACCACGCTGACCGAAACCGAACTGGCGATGTGTCGCAGCATGGGTCTTACCCAGGAAGAGTTTCTCGCCGCTAAACCGAAACAGGAGCAATAAGAATGCCGCAACCGTCAGCAGAAATCCTGCACGCGCTCACCACCTCCCTGAGCGCAGCTTTCACCCGAGGTCTCGCAGGTGTGACACCGCAGTACCTGCGCATTGCCACCGAAGTGCCGAGCGGCTCCGCGTCCAATACGTACGGCTGGCTTTCGGACTTACCGACCATCAAAGAGTGGGTCAGTGAGCGCCAGTTCGCGCAGTTGTCTCAGTACGGCTACACCATCGCTAACAAGACCTGGGAAAATTCGATCCGCGTCAAGCGTGAAAACATCGAAGACGACCAGATTGGCCAGTACAGCGTCATTGCGCAGGCATTCGGTCAGCAGGTTGCCGAGTTCCCGGATACGCTCAGCTTCCCGCTGCTGGTTGCCGGTTTCACCACCCTGTGTTTTGACGGCCAGAACTTCTTTGATACCGACCATCCAATGGCGGGCGGCACCTACAGCAACATTGTGGGTGATATCGCGACTGACAAAGGTGAGCCGTGGTTCCTGATTGATGAAAGTCAGGTGCTGAAACCCATCCTTTACCAGAAGCGCCGCGCCTTTAACTTCCAGGCACTGGATGACCTCAGCAGCGAACACACCTTCAAGAACAATGAGTTCCTGTATGGCGTGGACGGCCGCTGCAACGTCGGCTTTGGCTTCTGGCAGACCGCCTGCGGGTCACGCGCACCGCTGACTGTCGCCAACTATGAAGCTGCGGTGAAGGTGCTGCAGGGCATGAAGCGTGATTCCGGTTCGCCGCTGGGTATCCGCCCGACCACGCTCGTCGTGGGTCCCAACAACCGCGCCGCTGCGAAGAAGATCATCGACGCTATGCTGGTCGATGGCGGTAACTCCAACATCTATTACAAGGATGTGGAAATCGTCGACAGCCCGTTTATCACTACCCCGGCGTAATCGTCAGTCTGCGTTTTAAAACCGTTACAGCGGGCGTTAAACCCGCTGTAACCCACCTTTAAAGAGGATGGAACAGTGAGTGGAACGAAAGAAAAAGCAACGGGTAAGCAAAGCGCTAAAGGTCGCGCTGGCAAGGTTTCAGCGCCGGAAGTGGCACAGGCTGATGCATCTGACCTGCCGGGAGCTGAACGGTCAGTCACATTACCAGGGCATTACGTTGCGGTGGGTGCGTCCCCCGTCAGCCTGAATCCTGGCGATGCTGGTGCGCCTCCGTCATCTGATGACGTCATTACCCTGACCGGGGGCAACGTCAGCATTTCTGCGCCTGCGATTCACATTTCAGCGGAGCACCTTAATTCCGTACAGCGTGAATTACAGACAAACCTGACCCCCGAAAGTCTGGCCGCCGGTGGCGGAAGTGAGAACCTTATCACCGCGTCCCCTGCAACCGATGATGTGGTGGTGCTGGAGGTTCACGCCAGACATGAGCGCGGGTTCTGGCGCTGTGGCCGCTTCTGGCCGCGTGAGCCGGTGCATGTGTTTGTCAGCGACGATCCCGATGGTGATAACGAGGCAAACGCGCTGGAGGGTGATGTGGTCGTGGAAAGCTTCATCAGCCATGAAACCGCAGAGCGCCTGAAAGCTGAGCCTCATCTGGTGGTGACGGTCCTGCAGACGGTAGCGGAGAAAGGCTGATGGGTATTTACGTTACCCGTGATGACCTGCTGGCCACAGATGGTTCGCTGGTCTGGAACATGGCCATCGACAAGGCAACGAACCAGCTCGACGAGACGAAGATAGCCACGGCCATTGAGGATGCTGACGCGGAGATCAACTCGTTTCTGTCAAAGCGCTATCAGCTGCCGCTGAATATCACCACCGTTCCGCGTCCGCTGCATCGGGTAGCCGTATCCATCGCCATTTACTGGCTGTCCGAGCGCGACAACCAGATAACAGACCTGATTCAGAAGCGTTACGACAGCGCCATCCAGACCCTGAAGGAGATGGCGAACGGCACCCGTGACCTCGGCCTGCCGACCGACACTCCGGCCCCGGAGACCGATAACGGCAGGATGATTGTTGTCTCCGATAACAAACGCCTGTTCACCCGCAACAACCTCAAAGGGGTGCTGTGATGGGTATCGCCGTTGAGGTTATCGGCGCTGAAAAGCTGCAGCAGATGCGGCTGGCCATCGAGAAGCTCTCCGACAGTTCGCTGCAGCAGGAGCTGCTGGAGAGCATCGGGGCCGTCGTGGAGTCGCAGACCCGCCGCCGCATCAGTGACGAGAAAACCTCACCGGCTGGTGAGCGCTGGGAGGAATGGTCCGAGGGCTACCGTAAGACACGCAGCGGAAATCAGAGCCTCCTGCAGGGCAATGGCGATCTTCTCGACAGCATCCAGTACATCGTCGAACGTGGCCGGGTCCGCGTCGGTTCGCCGCTCAGTTACAGCGGCGTTCACCAGGACGGTTTTGCAGGTAGCGTCCCGGTCAGCGCCCACAAACGTCTCATTCATCAGGCGTTTGGCCGGGCGCTGAAGCATCCGGTCTGGCAGACCGTCGGTTCCCATAATCGCATGATGGATATTCCGCAGCGCGAGTACCTCGGGCTGTCCACTGCAAACAGTGATGAGCTGATGCACGTCATCGGCGACTTCTGGAAAGAGGTATTACCGTGAGTAATGAACGTCCGTCCCTGCTGACCACTGGCTCCACGGTCTCCGCCGCTGAGAACATTGTGGCGTGGCTGAAGCCAGAGCTGTTGAACGAACCTCAGCAAAATAAACCCGACCGCGTCAGCGTGATTGAGCGCCATATCGGCCAGTTCAGCACCCCGGCAGAGGTCAAAACATACCTTACCGATCGTGATGGTTGTATCCGCGTCGCCGCGCTTCGTGTGCGCAACATCCGGGCTCAGTCCGGCGGGACCGTGGGCGATGTGACCTGGGCGGCCTATGTCATGGCCACCGATGCATGGGGTTATTCGCGTGATACCCGCTGCGAAGTGCTGGTCGGCAAGCTCGCCCGTCGCATCGTTTCCCGTGGCGCAACTGCGGCCATGCGGGCAGAACGAGCCGCGACGTCTGTTAACGCTGAAAATATCTACTCCGGCGGGTTGAACGAGCTGGGACTGACGATGTGGGCCGTAACATGGGAACAGGAGTTCCGCCTCGATGATGAAATCGACCTGGTTACCCTTCCGGACTTCCTGCGGCTGGGTGCAACACTGCAGGTCAGCGACAACACCGCCCCCATTAAAGGCGTTATTAACGTAAGAGAGCCGTAAAGATGAAGAAACATATTAAGCCCGCCCGAGCGGGACTGCAGGTGCGTAAAGCTGATGGCCAGCGCCTGAATCCCGAAGGGGAAGAGCTACCTGTAAGTGCATGGTGGCTGCGTCGCGAAGCCGAGGGTGATGTTGTTATCACCGGTATTGAGGCGGGATCCGTAACTGAACCGGCGGAAGCCCGCCAGACCCGAACCGTAAAGGAGAAGTGATATGTCTTCACTGGGTGATATTCCTGCTGATGTCCGCGTCCCGCTGGTGTACATCGATATCGACAATTCTCAGGCGCTCGACAGTGCCCCGGCACAGTCGCGCAAAATTATCGTCATCGGCCAGCAAAGTGCGACTGGTACCGCTGCCGTTCTGACGCAAAACCGCATCACCAGCGACGGCACTGCTGACCAGCCCTATGGTAAAGGCTCCATGCTGGCCGGGATGCTCAAAACTCTGCGCAAGGCCAACAGCTATACCGAAGTGTGGGCGATGGGGCTGGCTGATATCGCCGCCAGTACTGCTGCAAAAGCAGAGCTGACCATCACCGGCCCGGCCACCGCTGCAGGTACTCTGGCCCTGCTGGTGAACGGTATCTCAGTGCAGGTCGGTGTCAGCGCGGACGCGACAGCGGACAACATCGCTGCGGCTGTCGTCACCGCCGTCAACAAACTGCCGGACACGCAGGTTACTGCTGCACTGAAAGCAGACTCCACCACTGTCGTCACCCTGACCACCAACTGGAAAGGCACGACCGGCAATGCGATGGACGTCCGTCTCAACTATTACACAGGCGAACAGATACCGGCTGGCGTTGCCGTGGCGGTGACCGCTTTCTCCGGGGGCACCGGTACCCCGGATATTGCGGCGGTGGTCGCGGCACTGGGCGATGACTGGTACACCGATATTGTGTTTCCGTACAACGATACGCAGAGCCTGAACACCATCCGGGATGAACTGCTCGAACGCTGGGGGCCTCTCAAGATGATTGAGGCGCAGCTCTGGACGGCTTTCCGGGGCACCCATGCCGAAAGCGGCACATTTGGCGAAACCCGCAACGACTGGCTGATTTCCTGCATCGGGACCAACATCGCCCCGCAACCGCACTGGCTGTGGGCGGCATCCTACGGCGGCATCGCATCCTACTATCTGGCTAACGACCCGGCCCGCCCGCTACAGACGCTGGTGCTCCCGGGCATCCTGCCACCGGTCAAAACGGTGCGCTGGGATATGCAGGAGCGCAACCTGCTGCTGCATGACGGTATCGCCACCCATTACGTTGACGCCAGCGACAACGTCTGCATCGAGCGTGAAATCACGATGTACCGCGTCAACCAGTACGGCGATACCGATACCTCGTACCTCGATGTGCAGTCACCGGCGACGCTGGGGCGTATCCGCTATGTCATCAAAAACCGGTTCACCAACCGCTACCCGCGTCACAAGCTAGCCGGGGATGATGTGCTCGACCTGCTCGATCCGGGCCAGCCGGTGATGACGCCGAAGATTGCCCGCGCCGAGCTGCTGGATATCGCGCTGACCGAGCTGATTCCGGCTGGTCTGGTTGAAGATTTCGACGACTACAAAGACACGCTGGATGTTTATCTCGACGGCGACGATAAAAACCGCCTGAACTTCATCTGCCACCCGAACCTTGTCAACCAGTTACGTGTGCTGGCCGGTCTCGTCCAGTTCAAACTTTAAGGAGCCTTTATGAGCATTCTGGGTCAGGCGGCCATCCGTATTAATGGCCGCGAAATCAAGACAGAGGGTAAGTCCACTCTCAATCCGGGTGGTAAAACGCGCACCCAGCATATGGGGGGCGGCAAGGTCTGGGGTACGTCCGGCAAGATGGCGGGCCCCTCGATCCAAATGACTATCGCCGCAGCGCAGGATATGGACGTTATCGAAATCAGCAACTGGGAGAATGTCACCGTGATGTTTGAAGGCGATAACGGCCTGACCTACATGATGACTGGCGCGGCGACGGCTGAACCAGCCACGCTTGATGAGGATGGCGGCACCATCAGCGCCAATTTCATCGGGACAAAACTGGTGAAGGTGTAAGTCATGGCTGAGATGAGTGTCACCTTAAAACATGGCTACATCGCCGGTAAAGGTACTGACGATGAGATCCGCTACAAAGAAGTCACGTTCCGTGAGCTGACCTCAAAAGACGTTATCGACGCCCAGCTTGAGGCGGAGCGCGTGGTCATCGGGGAGAATGGTAAGGCGGTGGCGTACTGCTCAGAAGTGCTGATGGGGCTGGCACTGCTGCGTAAGCAAATTCTCTGGGTGGGTGAAATCCCCGGCCCGCTGTCGCTTAAACAGCTTTACAGCTTCCACCCTGAAGACCTTGAGCTGCTGTCCAGCAGCGCGAGCAAAATGGATGACCTCGTGACGGAGACCGCTGGCCGGGGGCGACCTGATGCCGCTGGCGACGGCGCTCAGTAGTCTCATCGTCAATTTGTCTCAACGTTTTGATATGTCCTACCTGCAGCAGTTGCCTCTACGGCAGCTGCTGCGCCTGACAGAGCAGCTGAGGAAGCAACATGGCAAACCGCCTCACCACTGAAATACTCATCAATCTGGCAGGTAACCTGACCGCCAAAGCCCGCCAGTACGGTGCCAATATGTCCGAGTTCGCCCGTACCAATCAGCGGGCAATGTCGGTTGTCAAGGCCACTACGGCTGCGGCTGGTCGAGGTCTGGATGCACTGGGTAACCGCTACACTACGATGATTGCGGGGTTTGCTGGCAGCGCCATGTTAAAAGACTTCGCCGCGACAGACCGCCGTATCACCCGCATGGGGCTAGCAGCGGAAAAGACAAAAAAAGAAATGTCCGAGATATTCAGCGGCATACAAGACGCAGCAATAAAATTTCGCGTAGATGATAGCGAGCTAACAGGAGCGATCGAAAAGGTTGGCACTGTGACTGGTGATATAGATTTTGGTAACAGGAATCGTGAAATCATTGCGCCATCACTTGCCGCATCAGGTTCCGACGGCGAAAGCATTGGCGCTCTCTTTGCTCAGTTTCAGAAGTTCAATGTCACTGATGAAAAAGACACCTTAAAGGCAATGGATACGCTGAATCAGCTTGGTAAAGAAGGTGCATTTGAGCTGAAAGATATTGCTGAACGTGGCGTTAAAGCCTTTTCGATGTATGCCGCTGCAGGTGCCACCGGTGTCAAAGCCATTAAAGATGTGGGGGTGGCGCTGGAGAGCGCGGTCGATGCTACCGGTGATACCACCACAGCCTCTACTGCAGTCGAGAACCTGATCCGCGATCTGCAGCTTCCAAAGGTCGTAAAGGAGCTGCGCCGGAACGGCATAAATGTTTTCGGTAAAGACGGAAAAATGCGATCACTGCCAACACTGATGGAAGAGATTGCAAAAAAATCAGGGAATAAAGGTGCCGAGACCCAAAGTGCCCGCTTGTTGGGGGCCGGGTTTAACCAGGACAGCATCCTCCTGCTGAGCAGCGTGACGTCGGGAAAAGGTGCGGAGAACCTTAAACGTTATAACGGTGTTGTGGCCGATGGCCAGGGCATTCTGAAAGATGCCGCTTACGCCGCAAAAGATTTCACCTCGGCCATGTCGGCACTTAACACGACCTGGCACCAGTTTGCTAACAGTAATCTAGCGGAGCCGGTGCAGGAGCTGGCGGACGCGATCAACTCGGTCGACCAGAAGACCGTCCAGAACTGGCTGGAAACAGGCAAAAATATCGCCATCGCTGGTGCTGGTATCATCGCCGCCCGCAAGGCATTTCAGATTGGTAAAGGCGCTCTTGATCTCTTCGGTGTCGGCAAGGGTAAAGGCATTCCCAAAGGTGTTTCAGACGTCTTTGGTTCCGGCGTGATGCCGGTCTATGTGGTCAATATGGGCGCGGGTGGCATGGGTGGCGCTGGTAACCTGCCGGGCGGACCTGGTGGCACAGGTGACGGGGCCGGTGCTGGCGCGGGTCGCATGGCTAAAGTCTTTCGGGGTGTGGGTAAGGTAGCCGCGCCGGTCGTTGGTGCGGTAGCGCTGTATGACGAGCTGGAGACCCAGTATAAACTGCCTGGACGTATTGACGATCTGACCCGTCAGACTGCAGCAGACGGTAACACCTCGCAGGAGGACCGTGATTTTGCAGCTGCGAGCCAGCGCAACCGTCAGTACATGGCCCGGAAGTGGGATTCTCTGACGAACTGGTTTAACTCCATCGGTAATGATTCACAAATTTCTGACCCGCGTCCGTGGGCTTCAATGCAACCCCAGAACCAGCCCGGCTATCCGTTCCTGCAGCAACCTGAGCTGAAAGGCAGTATCGAGGTCTCTGTTAAAGATGATCGGGTTCAGGTGACCAGCGTTAAGGTCAATGCCCCCGGCGTCACCATGAGTGCATCCAGCGGTGTTCGTAATATGGAGCAGCAGTAATGGCCACTCAATGGGAAGACCTCCGCGATGCCTCGTTCCGGGGCGTCCCTTTCTTTTTCCGCGACGTCGAGGGGACTGGCGGTCGCCGCGCTATACCTCACTCATACCCCAAAAAAGAGGTCGGCTGGACGGAAGACCACGGGGCGGTGCTGACCCAGCAGCAGATTAACGCGATCCTGCTCGGCAGCGACTACATCGACCAGATGAACCGCCTGCTGGCCGCGTTCAATACTGCTGGTCCGGGTGAGCTGGTGCATCCTTGGTTCGGCGTCCAGAAGGTTCAGGTGGGTCGCGTCTCGCATCGCCTTTCCACCGAGGAAGGCGGCATTGCCTACGTTTCATTTGAGGTGTACGAAGCTGGCGAGCAGCTGTTTCCGTCCGGCACCGAAGATACCAGCGCCACCACGCTCAGCGCGGCAGACAAGGTCAAGGACGCGCTGGCCAGCGGGGATTATTTTGCGGCGCTCGATGGCGTCGGCAGCATGGTGGACACCCTGCTGGAGGACATGGAGGGCTTTGTCACCAGCCTGCCGACCCTGCCGGATGCGCTCAGTGAGTGGATGGACCGCCTCAACCGGTTTAAGGACCTCGCCGGTATTGTGGCCGCCGCGCCTGGTGAAATGATCCGCGATATCACCGGTCTCATCAGCGATATGAAAGACCTCGTCTCTGAGCCGCCGTTCGCCCTGCGGGTCTATGACCAGCTGCGCGACAAATGGGAAGGCGACCGGGCCGCGCAGTCTGCGACCAAATCCCTTGTCGATAACATCAGCGTGAACACCGATACCGGTTTTGCCAGCAGTGTCACACCGGCATCGACGCCGGAGACCACGGCGGCGATGGAGAACAATATCGTTGACTTCCGGAGGCTGGTCATTATCTCCACCCTGGTCGCTCAGGCTGAAGCGGTGGCCACCGCGACCTTCGAGACCGGCCAGGATGCGCAGAACACCGGCGACCAGTTGGCGGAGCGTCTCGGCGAGACCGCAGCGGAAGCTGTCGAAAGCGGCCTCCGAGAGCTGTGGCGCTCCCTTCGCGAGCTGCGGTTCGCTGTGGTCAATGACGTGCGTATCCGCAGTATCCAGCTGCCGGAACTGCGCCGCGTCACGCCTGCCCGGACTGTACCGGTGATGCTTCTGGCCTACCGCGAGACCGGCGACGCGGAGAACCGGGATGAGCTGGTGACCCGCAACCGGCTGCGCTATCCCTCCTTTATTATCCCTTCCCAGACAATTGAGATCATCAGCAATGACTGAAGAGTTAACCCTGAACGTTGATGGCAAGGTCTGGGGCGGCTGGACGGACATGACTATTAACCGCTCGCTGGAGTCCGTGGCGGGCGAGTTTGATCTGACCGTCACCTCCCGCTGGTCTGCTGCCGCGCCGCGATCCATCAAGCCGGGCCAGCCCTGCACGGTTTTCATCGGCAGCGACCGCGTCATGACCGGCTACATTGACGACTTCATTCCCAGCTATGACGCGGAAAACGTCTCCCTGCGCGTCATGGGCCGCGACAAGACCGGCGATCTGGTGGACAGCTCGGTGGTCGATAAGTCCGGCCAGTGGAAAGGTCAGAAGCTGGAGCAGCTGGCCACCACCATCTGCAAGCCCTACGGCATTGAGGTGGTTACCGAGACCGACACCGGCGACGCCTTTGGCAGTATCACCCTGGAACAGGGTGAAACGGGCTTTGAACTGCTCGACCGTCTGGCCAAACAGCGCGGCGTTCTGGTGACTTCAGATGCTTACGGGCGGCTGGTCATCACCCGCGCTTCCACCCGGCGTGCGGGAGTAAGGCTCGCCCTCGGCGACAATATTCTGGCCGCACGGGGGCGTTTCAGCTGGCGCGAACGTGCCAGCCAGTACATCGTCAAGGGCTCCGCCAGCGCGGGCGGTTCAACATGGGACGACCAGCCGGTGAAGATGGTCGGTGGACGCCAGACCGTTGTCAGTGACCCGGAGATCACCCGCTATCGTCCGAAGATTCTGGTCAACGAGGACAGCCTGACGGTCGGCGGTGCCAGTGCCCGTGGTGAGTGGCATAAGGCTTACGTGCTGGGCGAATCCAACACCACCGAAATCACTGTGGCGGGCTGGCGTGAAAACGGTGCTACAGGGCCGCTGTGGGATACTAACCGACTGGTGCCGGTGACCGATGAAATCCAGCAACTCGACGTCACCTGGCTGATTAAATCTGTGTCATTTATGGAAAGTGACAGCGGTCGTCTGACCGTACTGACACTGGCACCGCCTGAGTCGCTGGATATGCCCTCGCAGAAGGCGAAGAAGAAAGGCAAAAAAACATCCGTGGGGGTCACGTGGGACTAAAAGAAGCGAATTTCGGACGTTCCTTTGCTGAGCTGGGGCGCCGTTTGCGCCTGATGGTGGACCGGGCGCTGGTTCGCATTGTGACGGACAGCCTCGGTCGGCAGAACCTGCAGGTGCAGTCTCTGGCCGATGAGACCAATGACGACGTCGAGCGCTTCCAGAACTATGGCTTTTCCAGCGTCCCGCCTGTAGGCTCCGAGGCGATTGTCGTTGCTGTCGGTGGCCGTCGCGGCGGGCTGGTGGCCATCGCCGTCGAGGATAAAGGGAGTCGCCCCCGTAGCGGCGAAGAAGGTGACGTTGTTATTTATCATCAGGATGGCCATATTATTCGTCTGAAAAAGAATGGCGTGATTGAAATAACAGGGAAGATGGTAAATGTGGTTGCCGAAGAAAGCTGTGACATTATCGGTAAACAGATAAATATCACCGGCCCCACTTCTTTCAGTGAAGATATTCAGGTTCAGGGGAAAAGTTTCCTTGACCATATTCATAAGGATGGCGACGGTGAAAACACGACTAAACCCTTATGACCATCAGAATAAACTGGCACCTGCCCGCTGGCGGCGACATCGAGATTGAACACAATGGCCTTTCGTTTGACGAGGGCCTTGTTTCTTTGGTGTATATCTGCCTGTTTACTGATGCGCGGGCCGATACCAGCGACGAAATACCCGACGGCACCGATGACCGTCGTGGCTGGTGCGGTAATTCCTTCAGCGATTTTGAATGGGGTTCAAAGCTCTGGCTGATTGACCGTGAAAAGCTGACCGAAGAGGTCAGGCTCCGCGCGGAGAATTACGCCCGTCTGGCCATGCAGCCATTATTGCGTTACGGCTATGCGCGAAATGCGCAGGTGATTGCCACTATTCCCCGTATTAACTGGCTGGCATTAACCATTATTCTCACCCGCCCGGATAAAACCGAGTTAACCGTCGAAATAAAGAAACGCTGGGAGGCGGTAGAAAATGGCTACATTTAATGTCCCGACGCTCCGCCAGCTTATTCGCGCCGGTATTCAGGATTTAGAGATTGAACTCGACCAGGAATTACCGATTGTCGGCGTTGAACGAGCGTTAAATACCGCTTTCAGCGGTGCTTTACGCGACGTTTATGATTATCAGACGTGGATTAAAAACCAGATTATCCCGTCAGAGCAGTCCGCCGACGAAACCATTATTGATACCGCCCGCTATGAGGGCGTGATTCGTAAGGCCGCATCCTATGCCAGCGGCCCGGTCACCTTCACCGGTACAAAGCCGCTGGCGCTCGATACGGAGATGCAGACGCAGGACGGCGTCCGCTACCACATCACCGCCACAAACGACCCGTCAGCGGGCAAAATCACCGTCACCGTGCAGGCTGATGAAACGGGCCTCAGCGGCAACCTGACGGCGGGTGACGTCCTGACCCTTATTTCCCCGGTGGCCGGAGTGAACAGCGACGGCGTGGTGGCGGATGCCGGTATCTCCGGCGGTGCTGACGTCGAGTCCGTGGCCGAGCTACTGACTCGTCTGCTGTACCGCAAGCGTAACCCGCCCACCGGCGGCGCGTTGCATGATTACGTTATCTGGGCGACCGAACTGCCGGGCATCAGCCGGGCATGGGCCTTTGACTGCTGGCACGGTCTCGGAACGGTGGGCCTTGCGTGGGTCTACGACCAGCGCACTGACATTATCCCGACCGGCACCGACCGCGATGCCATGCAGGCGTACCTGTTCCGCCATCAGGACCCGGCCACGGGGACATACGTCGGCAAGCCCGGAGGTATCGAGGTCTGGCCCATCCCGCTGACGCTCAAGCCGGTACCGCTGACCATCCGCGTTATCCCCGACACTGCCGCCATCCGTTCTGCTGTCACCCTGAGCCTGCAGGCGCTGTTCCGCTCGGTCTCGCCGGGCGACACGCTGCTGCTCTCTGCCATCCGAACGGCCATCGGCTCATCGACAGGCGTCACCGACTACGAGCTGGACCTCACCACCAATCAGGCCAGCGAGAACTATGAGCTGCTGACGCTGGGGGCAATCACATGGCGCATCGTGTAGAGGACTGGCAGGACGTCCTGCAGCAGCTGATGCCAAGCGGTAAAGCGTGGCCACGCGACCAGACGGCGGCGCTGACGTCACTGCTCCGGGGCTTCAGTTCCCGCCTGCAGCTGGCGGAGGCGAACGCGGATTTGCTGGTCACCGAGATGCGCCCGGAGACCACTGACCTTCTGCTGGCCGACTGGGAAGATTATCTCGGTCTGCCTGACTGTAACGCCATCCCTGACGGCTTCGACCGCCGCCGCGATGCCGTGGTGGAGAAGTATCACCGCAAGGGCGGGCTGGCCACCTGGCAGATTGAGCAGGCCGTGAAGGATGCCCTGGGATTCACCATTCAGGTGACCGAAATCCTGCCGCATCACGTCATGCGCGACATCATGTATCCGATTTATTCCCACAAATACCGCTATTTGATGCAGGTGACGGTCACGGATATGCCGATGATCCGCTTTCGCAGTATCAGCAACGTCCTGACGCCGTTAATCAGCCTGCAGGCGCAGATACTGGAATGTTTTTTACGTCGTTACCGGCTCGCTGGCCACGATTATGATTTTCTTTACGAGGTTTAATTATGTATCACCTGGATAATGCCTCTTCCGTTCCTGATATGCCCGCCATTAAGCCAGTATTATTTACCGAGCGCCGCTGGTTTACCGAAGGCGGTGACGGTGTTCAGCCGAGTTATCCGGGCGCGGACTGGTTTAATGCCATTCAGGCGGAAATGCTGAACGTGCTGGCGCTGGCCAGTATCACACCGGATAAAAATGCACTGGACCAGTTCGCGCAGGCCATCCGTATATTTTCCTCGGACTATATGTTGCCGCCGGGTATTCCGTTTGCGTGGCCGGGGGCGACAGCGCCAACCGGCTTTATGCTGATGCTGGGTCAGAGCTTCGATAAAACCGCGTATCCTCGCCTTGCCGTGGCATATCCCTCCGGCGTTCTGCCGGACATGCGCGGTCAGACCATCAAGTTTTTGCCCGCCTCCGGGCGTGCGCTGCTGTCTTTTGAAGCCGATGGCATAAAGGCTCACGCTCATAATGCGACGATTAACAGTACCGACCTCGGCACTAAAACAACCAGCGACGACAACGAGCACTTTCACCAGGGCGGAGATGGTGCGCCGGGTGAAGCGTGGCGGGAAACCACTCATGGCACCGATAACCAGAAAGACACAACCTACGGCAATACCAGTACTGCCCCGGCGCATCATCATACGGTGTATATCGGACCCCATGCGCACACGGCCACGGTGGCCAGCACCGGCAATACCGAAAACACCGTCAAAAATATCGCCTTTAACGCCATCGTGAGGTTAGCGTAATGTCATTTGAATTCTCTCAAAGTCCGCAGGCCATCTGGCTTTATCAGTACGATGTCGATGGTGTTTATATCGGTTCCGTTTTTATGACTATTCCGGCAGGTACGGGCCTGCCCGTCAATACCACGCATATTCCTTGTGAACCGGATAAAGGCCAGACCGGTATATTTAAAAATGGCATCTGGGAATATGTGGACGATATTCGCGGGACCCGCTACTGGAATATTCACGGCACTGGCTTTGTTATTTCCGCGCTGAGTGAATTCCTGCCGGAATGGGCCATTACCACTGAACCTCCGGTCGCTGATGCCGGTTATGTTCTGCTGTTCACTGATGACCAGTGGACGCAGGTAGAAGATAAGACCGGTCAGCTTTATTACGAGAGCAACGGCACGAAGCACGTCGTTTCTGACGCGTGGTTTACCCTCCCGGAGGGCTGCACGTTCGTGGCCCCGCCAGAGGACAAGCCAACGTTCGTCACCCGCTGGAGCGGCACTGAATGGATTTACCTCAAAGACCTGCGCGGCCAGCTTGCCTGGAATACTGAAACCCGTGAGGCGATCACAATACTGGAGATCGGCCCCGTTCCTGACGGATATACCCTCAAAATGCCGGGTCAGTTCGATGAGTGGGATGGCTCTGCATGGGTGAAAAATGAAGAGGCAGAGCGGGCTTACCTTATCGCTCAGGCTGACCGCCAGAAGGCTAAGTTGCTGTCTGCGGCATCCGAGCGTATTTCACTGCTCAGCTATGCTGTCAGCAGCGGGCAGGCGACTGACGATGAAACCGCGCAACTGGCTCGCTGGGAAGAGTATCGCCTCGCTTTGAGCCGTGTAGACACTACAGCAACCTTTTTTGTCTGGCCTGAGCAGCCGTAAGGAGTCGTCATGTACCATCTCGACAACACCAGCGGCGTCCCGGAGATGCCGGAGCCGAAAGAACAGCAGTCCATTTCTCCACGTTGGTTTGGGGAAAGTCAGGAGCAAGGCGGGATAAGTTGGCCGGGTGCTGACTGGTTTAATACGGTGCAGGCGGAGTTACTGAATCTGCTGGCGGCCGCAGGAATTCCTCCCGATAAGGCATCCTTTGATCAGCTTTCAAAAGCAATACCGGTTCTGGGTGATGCCGGGTTGCGTACTGACCTGATTTCCGCGATGGGCGGATCTAAGGTGTTTATGGGATATTCGCCCATCTCCCTTATCGTTCGCGCATCTATTTTTCAGTATCTGCTGCCAGCAGATCGCGAATCGCTACTCACCATCACAGGCGCTGAAGTTGTTGCGGATTACGCCCTGAAACAGGCTGTTGCTGATGGAGTGACAGACCTGTTCTGGCCTCCAGTGAAGGGTGTTTATGTCGCCGGGATAGACCCTGCAACGATCCCTTTGTGGTTTCAGTCCACTGGCGTTAACCGCCGACCATATACAATCGTTAATGACAGTAGTTTTAACAATTCTGGAACCGTGATTCGGGTGGCCGCTGGCAAGAAATTCCCGTTCTATTCAACAGGGCGACATGTTTTCAGGGATATCAACTTCGATGGCCGTGATCTGACGTCGTCATTGCTTTATTCAGAAAACACAGGGGCTCAGTTTAACGGTACCCGCTTTGAAGGGTGTGGTATCTACAGGTTTGCTTATGGTCTGGGATGGTATTACTACGTTGGGACTCTGTTCGCGACACGTTGTTCCATTTCCGGTAATGGAGATGGCATTCGAAACCTGATTGATTCCAGCATTATCGGCTGTGTCGCTAATGCAAATAAAAGGAATGTCGCTCTTTTGAGTGGGGCAAATAACAATACATTCAATGGATTGCGATGCGAGTGGGCGGAAGGCGATAATTTTTATGCTTATAACGCAGTTGAAAACGTCATTATTGGTGAATTGATAGATCGAGCTGGGCGGGCAGGTGTGGTAGCAGCAGGAAATGCCAGTTGGACAGTTAACGGAGCTGTTGTCCGGCGCTCGGGCGCCAATGAGCCGGTTGGTTCTGATTACTCTGCAAACTTCCTCATCATCGACTCTGGTGAAATCATTATTAATGGCGTTAAGACTCGTGCAGGTGTTGGGGATACTGGGGGCGGTACTCTGTCACCATCATACTGCGTCTCTATTATTGGTAGTGGAACTCCTGTCCTGTCGGCCTCAGGGTCCGACCTGTCAGGCTTTGTCACTAGCGGTATTCATGAAAAAAATTCCGCTACCAAACTTATTGGCAATTGTGCAGGTGTCCCTGATCTGGTTAACGCTGGTCTGTCCAAACATGTATTTGGACGCGACTGCTCCGATTTCAAGTCTGGATTTCTGGCAGCTGGCGCAGCTTCGACGCTGACGCTTTCGTTAAAACACGACCAGTTCACTCAGTTTCAGACTCCACTGTACAGGCGGATTCTTATTGAATCGCGACGCGAGTTAAGTGGAGCTACAGACTTTTCGTTTATTCCCTGTGCGATTAATTTCGAAACCAGCGTGGCCAAAATTACCCCATTACCCAATACCATTCCCGCCGGGAATATCAGTTCTGATCCGGCTGCGACAGGGGCTGTAGCATCTCTTTCTATAAACAGCGACGGGACACTTATCACGTTGACACTTACGAGTGTGGATGGTCTTAAACGCAACATTAACGCAACATTGCTCCCCGTGTGAGGTTATCTTTATGCAAGACGAAAACGTAGTACCTCCCTTTGAATCCTGGTTTTTAGATCTTATCGCGTTAGCCGCCGAGCAAAATAAAGACCCCGTTTACAAGGGGTACTGGGTTGATGCTTTTGATTTGGGGTTAACCCCTGCAGAGGCTATTCAAAGATTTGGTGAGGCTCTCAAGGACCTTTAA